GAAGAGCAGCTTTAGGTCTAAAACCTCTTCCTGAAAATCAAGGTGAATTAGCAGCTTGGAATGCAAGAACTGCTAAAGAGAATAGAGATGCAATGAATGAAAAAGGAAATGCAGCTGGCATCAGATCAAGATGGAAAACTGTAACTATAAATGGTAAAGAATATAGTCAAGCAATAGAAGAAGTAGTTGCAGGTAAAGAGGAAGATGTGAAAAAAGGTTTTGAAATATCTGGTATATCTGAACATGATATACAAGTTGGAATGTTTGCTAATAGAATGAATTTTGATTTATACTTAACTACCGATTCATTCAGTCAGTATGAAATGTCAACTGTTAATCAGTGGCGAGCTATAACTACATTCGATTCAGCAGAAAGACAGAGCATATTAGATGGACCATTATTATTAAATGGTATAGTTTTACCTAAAAATTAAAAAATGACAGACCCTTTAAATGAGGTTTACAATGGTGATCCGTATTTAAAAAAGGATACTCTTGATCAATACGAACAAGATTTATCTAATTATGAAGGTACGCAGGAGCAAGCTCCATCAGAAGAAACAAGTAAACCTCAACAAACAGAATCTTCTACGGGAGATGGAATACCCACCGCAGATAATACTCTACCTACAAACGACATTAATATATTAAAGGAACGAGCTGCTAAATCTGATAAAGGTTTTTTAGAAGGTACAGCTGAAACTTGGTCTCAACAAGCACCTGGATTTGATAACCCTGGTGCCTTTCCAGCTGCGGCTGGAGCAGGTTTGATAGACTTTGGTACAGGATTATTAAATAAAATACCTGGAGTTAAAGTACCTACTCTTCCACAATATGAACATGAAGGCTTACAAGCTGTTAGAGATATATCATCACTAATAGTACCTACTTTATACTTATCAAGATTTGGATTAAAAGGTGGTTCAGCTGCTCATTCTAAAGTTGGTTGGAGTTTAGGTAATGATAAATTTGTACAGTGGATAAGTAGAACAGGTATTAATGTAGGTGCAGGTGTAATTGTAGATGAAGTAGCACCTGTACAAAAACGTGATCACAACGCTTCTGGATGGTTAAAAGAAGCTTGGCCTAAAACTTGGGGATGGATACCTGATGATTGGGCTACATTAGATAGTGATAGTCCAGAAGTTAAACTTGCTAAAAATAGAAATGAAGGAGCTAGTGTTGGTTTCTTCTCTGACTTACTACCAGCTGTAGGTAAATTATTTAGAGCTAAAAGAAAATTAAAAGCAGCTACTAATTGGGTTCCTAAAAATGAGAAAGGTAAGAATTGGTTAACTAAAAAGAATAACAAACCACTTCTATCAGATGATCCAGTTGAGAATGATTTACTTCTGTCTGCTAAAAATAGAGACGATCAATTAAAAGAACTTGGTCAATCTAAAGTTGATGATGGAGTTGATCTAACTAAACCACAATTAGGAGTACATGACTTTTATGATTATACTGAAAATGGTATAAGAACTGCTGATGAAGGTGGTATAGTTGGAGCTGCTTTTGATCAAGTAAAAATCAACAGACAAATAGATACTAGATATGGACGAGTAGGTTCAGTCTTAAGTCCTAAGAATTTAAGAGAAGCACTAACAGGTAAAAAGAATCCTTTAAGTATTTTCAAAGAATTAGGTACAGTATTAAAAGAAACAGATGTTGATTATCTAGCAAGTAAAGGTAGAGTAATTAAAAACGCTGATGCATTAGATGCTGCTGAGAAGTTAGGAGCTGAATTACATAATACTGATTTAGATGGGATGAAGAAACTCTTACGTCCTCTATCTCAATTAGATCCTCAGACAGGAGGTAGGAAGCTTTCTACTGCAGGTTATAAAGGTGTTATGAGTGCTATTAAGAAGTATAGTGATGATTTCATAAGCATGGATATAACCCGTGCTCAGGGGGTCGTAGGGACGTCTGTAGCAGGGCAAGTATCTGACATAGCTGAAGGTGCTAGACTGATGTCTGGATCTTTAAATAATGAAAGAGCTATGGAGCAAGTCTTAGATCGTTTAGAATTCTTAATGAATCTACAAGGTCAAACTTCTTATACTAGAAAGAAAGCGGTTGGTATGGCAGATATAATCAAACGTATTAAAGATTTAGGTGATCCAAATAGAGTTGCTAAAACTGTTGCTGGAGAAACTAATGAAACTTTACGTGCTATGGATAATATCGCTAGAGAATCTAAGCAAACTATAGAAACATTACGTAATATAAAAGCTGAACGTCCTCAAATGTTAGGACCATTAATGTTAGCTTATGAAGTTACAGATGGTAAGGTATCTTCAATGTCAGCTTTAAATACTTATATACGGAATACTACTGGTACTGTATCTAAAGCTTTCTTTGATGCACGTTCTGATATGCCATCTGCATGGACTCAGGGTGTATGGGCAAATATCTATAACTCAGTTCTATCTGCTGTAGGTACTCCATTAAAGGCTGCTTTATCTAACACTGTATTAATGATCGAAAGACCTTTAGCTACCTTTGCAGGTGCTATAATGCAGGGAGATGTAGCTACTTTAAGACGTGCTCATTATATGTATAATGTAGGTATCGGTGAAACGTTACAAAGATCATTTGCTCATATGAATCAGATCTTTAAACGTGCTTCAGTTGATCCTAATTCTGTTGGTTATATCATGAGAGATGATATTGCTAGAAAGAATGAAAGTCAAATGAGTTTACTTAGATCTTTCTCAGATGCTGCAGAAGCTGAAGGTAACTTTGGTCCTTCTATAGTTACTAATCAAATAGAAGCTATGAATGATCTAGCTGAGCATCCTGTACTAAGGTTCAGTGCTAATGCTATGTCAGGTTTTGATGGATTCACTAGAGCTTTTGTTGGTAATATAGAAGCTAGAGGTAGAGCATATGATAAACTAATGCAAAGTGGTGGACAGTTAAGTGAAAATAGAGTACGTGCTATGGCTCGTAATGTCTATAATGAAATGTTTGATGAAACAGGTATGATTACTGATAAAGCAGTTGAATACGCAAGTAGAGAGATTGCTATGAACTTAGATAATACTGCTATAAGTGCTATCAATGAGTTAATCAAACAAGTACCTGCTGTTAAACCATTCATGATGTTCCCTAAAACCTCTACTAACATGATGAGGTTTGCTGGTTCTCATAACCCATTAGCTTTATTTGTTAATGATTGGAATGCATTTAAACTTCCTATTGATGAAATGCCTGAAGCTAAAGTAAGAGAACTACTTAGCTCTAGAGGTGTTAGTATGAATAGCGATATACCTGCTGCTTATAATACTATTAGAGCTGAATTAAAAGGTAGAAAAGCTATTGGTGCTCTTTCAGTAATGGGTGCTGGTATGTTATTTACTCAAGATAGACTAACAGGTAATGGTATATTCGATAAAACTAGACAAAGAGCTAGAAGAGAACTAGGCTGGCAACCTAAATCTTATAAAGGTTTAGATGGTAAGTGGAGAAGTTATGAAAACTTAGGACCAATTACTGATTGGTTAGCTTTAACAGCTGATGTAATGGATAACTTTGTAGATGGTACATTAGATGAACCTACTGCAGAACTTATGTTTAATAAGATGGGATTCATTCTTAGTGCTAACTTAACTGATAAATCATTTACTGCAGGTTTAGAACCTTTAGGTGATGTATTAGCAGGTAACCCAGCAGCTGCTGCTAGATGGGCTGGTTCCTTTGGTAGTGCGCTTATACCTGGAAGTGGGTTTAGAAATGAATTTGCTAGACTTATAACACCACAACTTAAAGAAGTAGATCAAGAACTCAGCCAAATTATTGCTAATAGAAACCCTGGTTTAAAAGGACAACTACCTGATCTTTATGATTGGATGGATGGAACTAAAATAGGAGAATCATTATCATTCCATGATAGAATTTGGAATACTTACTCACCTCTATGGAAAGTTAGTACCAGGACCATAACACCTGAGAAACAATTCCTTATGGATATCGAATTCGATGGTAGACCTTCACTAAGAACTAATGGAGCTGGTGTAGAATATTCACCAGAACAACGCTCTGAAGTTACTAGACTAATGGGTAAATCTAAAATATTTAGAGATGAAGTTCGTCGTATTATGAACTCTGTCGATGGTAAAGAGTTTAGAAGACAATGGAAATTAGCTGCTGATCAAGGTGCTTATCTAGATCGTGAATTAATGTTTAACATACAAGTAGAATTAAGTTCAGCTTTAGAAGATGCACAATCATGGGCTGAATCTCAACTTGAAAGTTATGATGATATAGTTCAAAAACAGTGGACTAATCAACAAATCAAAGACTCTACAAGAGAAGGAGATATAGAACAAATACTAGACTTACAACGAAACTAAATGGCATACACAACGGAAAAGAATTACACCCAATCAGGTAGCACTAATAGAGACTTTAATGTTACCTTTCCCTTTTTAGCTACTACTGATCTTAGAGTACAAAAAAACGGAGTTACACAAACTCTAACCTCTGACTATACAATAGTACAATCAGGGGGTAATACCGTTGTTAACTTTAATACAGCTCCTGCTGATACTAATACTATACGTATCTTTAGAGACACAGATATAGATGCAATGGAAGCTACATTTGCAGCTGGTAGTTCAATTAGGTCTACGGATCTAAACACGAATAATACCCAGCTGTTATACGCAGCCCAAGAATTCGGTACATTAAAAGATGATAACTCTGTGTCTTTCTCCCTTGGAGATAAAGGTGATGTAACAATTAATAGTTCATCTGACTGGGTAATTAATCCCAACTCTATTGAATTGTCAATGATGACTAACAATAGTGTTGATACTAATGAGTTAGTAGATGAATGTGTTACAGCTGATAAACTAGCTAACTTTGCTATCACCTCATCTGAACTAGCATCTAATTCTGTTACTAACGCTAAGATTGCAACAGATGCTGTAACTAATGTAAAGATACAAGATAATTCTATTAGTACTGCTAAAATCCAAGCTGGTGCTGTAACACCTGATAAACTTTCAACATCAAGTGCCTCTGGTTTTGGTTTTGTACCTGTAGGTGCTATCTTCTGGTTTAGTGGTGTTAGTGCCCCAACTGGTTATCTTAAATGTAATGGTGATAGCATACCTAATGGTACTGGTACTGTTCAAAGTAAAACTGCTAATTTCTCTGCATTATATGCAATAGTTGGTGGTAATGTACCTGACTTACGTGGTGAGTTTATTAGAGCTTTAGATGATGGTAGAAATATAGATTCAGGTAGAAATATTAGAACATCACAAGTTGAACAACAAAAACAACATAGTCATACAGCTTCGTCAAACACAGCAGTTGATGTAACTGACCCAGGACATCACCACCAAATAGGATACTGGGGAGGTTCCTTTGGTGGAAGCTCAGGGGCACAAGTTTTTAGAGTAGATAATAGTGCATCGAGTGTTGCCCCTAATGATATGATTAAATCAAATACAACTGGAGTAGATGCAACTGCAACTACTACTACTACAGTAACAGATGCTGGTGTAGCTAATGGTGAAACAAGACCAAGAAACGTGGCTCTTTTAGCCTGTATTAAATATTAAACATGACCGTAACAACTGAACATTTTTTAAATGGGACAGGATCAGCCACCACCTTTGCCTATACATTTCCATATTATAAGACCTCTGATATCAAAGTTAAAGTAGGAGGCACACTAAAAACTGAAGGATCGCATTATAACGTAACTGGTACTAACATTGTTTTCACAAGTGGTAACTTACCACCTAGTGGTACTGGTAATGTACATATTTATCGAGAAACTGATGTAGACACATCCAAAGCAACCTTTGCTGCAGGATCATCTATCAGAGCGACAGATTTAAATAACAACGAGACGCAGCTATTATATGCTGCACAAGAGCAGAACTTTAATACAATACAAACTGCTGATATACAAGACGGGGCTATAACATCTGCTAAGATATTAGATGGTACTATAGCTACAGCTGATATAGCAGATAATGCAATCAATGCAGCTAAGATAGCAGCTGATGCTGTAGGATCTAGCGAGATAGCAGCAGATGCAGTAGGAGCTTCAGAGTTAGCTAACAATGCAGTTGACACTAATGCAATACTAGATGACGCAGTTACATCTGCTAAGATTGGTACTGCACAAGTCATAGCTGATAGTATAGGTACTAATGCTGTAACAACAGCTAAATTAAATAACACTTCTGTTACTGCTGATAAACTGGCATCTAACTCAGTTATAACAGCTAAGATAGATACAGGTGCTGTTACTGCTGCAAAGATAGGTACAGATGCTGTGACAACAGCAAAGATATTAGATAATAATATAACAACTGCTAAGATTGCTAATGATGCAATCACTGCAGATAAGATGGCAGATAACTCCGTTGATTCACAACACTATGTTGATGGATCTATAGATACTGTTCATATAAAAGATGCTCAAGTAACTACAGATAAATTAGCTACTAATTCTGTTACTAATGCTAAT